CGCAGTAGATGAGATTCATAACGCTTACGATACGCCAGAAATGATACGAATCATTAAAGAGCGCTACCCAGATATATCGATTTTAGTCTATCCAGATGCGTCCGGCGGCTCTCGAAAATCCGTTGATGCGTCAAAAACTGACTTGGCTTTACTCTCACAAGCTGGCTTTTCAGTCATGGCTAAAAAGAAAAACCCTTTTGTCAAGGATCGAGTGTTGTCAATGAACATGGCTTTTTGCAATAATAACGGCGAGCGCGATTATCTGGTCAATTCTGATATGTGTCCGAACTATGCGGATTGTTTAGAACAGCAAGTGTGGGCAGATAATGGTGAGCCAGACAAAAAAGCTGGCGCAGATCATATGAATGATGCTGGCGGTTATATGATCGCGTATGAGTATCCAGTTAACAAACCTGTTCATAATATTGATGTGGATTTTATAACATGAGTTCAAATGTATCGAGCACGCACCCTGATTACAGAGACAATTTGTCCAAATGGCAGCTTGTCGATAATGTTATCAAATCCAATGTAAAACAATATTTGCGCAATGTTGGAAAATCTGAGAAAGATCCAGAAAAGCAGGTAGATCGTCAAAAAGAATATGAGCAAGGTGCTATTTTAGATAACTTTACTCAGAAGACGTTGACAGGTTTAACGGGATCAGCATTCTTGAAGCCACCGTCAATCGATTTGCAGGCTAATTTAGAGTATTTGCTTGATAATGTTGACGGTGTAGGAACTACACTTGCACAGCAAGCAAAAGAGGCGGTAGATCAAGATTTAAGGAAAGGTAGATTCGGCTTACTGGTTGACATGCCACAAACCAATGGTGAAACCACGCTTGCCTCGATGGAAAACGGCTCTACAGTTCCAAGGATAAGCGCTTATTACGCAGAAAAAATCATTAACTGGAGTTATGTCTCGATAGGTTCATCTAAAAAACTAAATTTAGTTGTATTATTAGAGGAAGTTGACAAGAGCAATGATATATTCCTGCATGAAACAGAGTTGCAGTATAGAGTTTTGGCTTTAGATGAAAATGGCTATTATTATCAGCAGTTGTATGATGCGAAAGGTAATAAAGGCGAGCAAATATATCCAAGGCAGAACGGTCGCCTGGTAGATCATATTCCGTTTTACTTTATCGGTGTTTCTGATAATACAGCCACACCTGATGCTAGTCCTCTTTACCCGATTGCAGAGGTAAATGTAGGGCATTATCGCAACAGCGCTGATACTGAAGAGAATAGCTTTGTATGTTCTCAGGCAATGTTAATTCTTGCGCTTGGCGACAATATGCACCCTGAGCAATGGGAGAAATCTAATCCTGATGGTGTAAGAGTTGGATCTCGCAGGGGGCTGAATGTTGGTTCGGGTGGTTCAGCGCAATTTATTCAAGCTGCTGAATCCGACAAAGCTCAAAAATTAATGGAAATGAAAAAACAACAGGCTGTTGAGCTAGGTGCTCAAATCATACAGCCTGGTGTACAGGTAACGGCTGAAACGGCCAGGATACAGCAGAGTGTTAATCACAGCGTTCTTTCAAGTATTGCGAGCAATGTAACAGCGGCCTATCGTGACGCATTGGCGGAATGCGCCGCTTTCCTTGGTTCAAATTATGATAGTGATTTTTCGTTGAACCAAGATTTCCACATGGTTGTGCTAACAGCTCAGGATCGAGCGCAATGGGTTGCAGAAATTCAGCAGGGTATATCTCCTAGAACTCTGTATTATAAAAAACTACGTGAGGCGGGTTTGTATCCTGACGACTGGACTGATGAGCAGATAGCTGAAGAACTAGAAACTCAAGGCTTGTTGTAATGTCTTATGAGATTATTGCGCATCAAATTCTAGTCAACAGATTTGGCGCAAAAGTCGGACGTGATGCCGCGCCAATAATAAAAGAGCTAAATGATCAGATTGTTTCCAGGGTATTGCTTGAGGGAGATACGATAAGATCAAAGCGCCAACTGAATACAATTCTAAAAGATGTAAATCAACAGATTGACAAACTACTATCAGCCTATAGCTATGAAGTGAGAGAAGAATTAAGCGATTTTTTAGCTGAAGAAATAGACTTTAATGCTTCGATGCTAAAAAGCCCAAAATTGCCGCCACGTAAAACAATTTTCAAAAATGTACTTGATGCGCCGATGAATTTAAACGGGCAAGCTGTCACATTGGCACAGGCTGAAAAGAATTTAATAGATAGCGCAAAGGCAAAAATAAACGGCTATATATCTAACGGTTATTATCAAGGGCAGCCAACAAGGGAAATTTCTTCCAATATCAGGCAAGCATTAAGTGCAACAAGGCATAATGCCGATGCTGTGGCAAGAACAGCCGTTAATCATTTGGCTAACGAGACTCGCAAAGAAATTTATAAGGCCAACGATGATCTTGTGCAGGGATATGTGATTATCTCCACGCTGGATACCAGAACGTCAGAAATTTGTCGTGGTTTTGACGGCAGGCAGGTTCGGTTTACCGACAATTATCAGCCGTTGCCGCCATTCCATTATAATTGCAGAACGACCACACAGCCTTGGTTCGCTGATGAACCACCGCCGAAAGAAGAGACTTATTATCAGTGGCTAAAGCGCCAGCCGAATGATGTACAAAACGAGGCGCTAGGTTCAAAGAAAGCGGCAGAATTTAGAGTTGGAAACCTGAAAGGAGACGACTTAAAGGCAGCCGCCTCAAAAAGAATGACACAACCTTTGAGTTTGGACAAACTCAAAAAGAAAAGACGTAAAATTGACGATATTTAGTAGGGTTTCGTATTTGTCAAAAATACGTTACTATATTTGAAAAACCATGTTAGCAGAGCTGACGACATTTTGACTCTGGGGGTCGTAAATGAATTTTGAAGATTTAAAAAGCCAAGACGATTTAGATAATGCTATTAAATCCGCTATAGGCGAAGCGCTTGAAAAAGAAACTGCCGGTTTAAAATCGAAAGTTGAAGAACTTCTTAATGAGAAGAAAACCGAGGCGCAAAAGCGAAAAGAAGCAGAAGAGGCGGCGAAGAATAAAGACCTTGAGGCAGCAAAAGCAGCTGGAAAGATAGAGGAAGTCGAAAAGGCTCTATCTGATAAATACGGTAAAGAGATTGAAAAGTTAACGGCAGAACTTGGCGAAAGAAATGCTGAAATTCTGACGGGGAAAAGAGATACTGTTATTGAATCTCTAGCAGGTAAATTCACCTCGCCTGAAACGGCGCGCTTAATGCTAGCGAACATGGTTGAAACGGTTCGAGGTGATAACGGAATCGTAACGAATTTTAAAGGGCTTGATGGTACAGTTGTTACAACTGAATCAGATAAATTTTCTGAATATTTATCAAGTCAAGACAGTTTCAAACCTTTATTGAAAGGTGTTGATTCTTCGGGCGGCGGGGCCGCTGGAAGCAAAGATAAATCCGGCGGGGCTGGTGATAGTGTAAAAGAGCGGCTGCAATCGCGGTTAGCTGAAAAAGGTTTAATTAAATAATAGGTGAGTTATGTCTCTATCAGATATGAAGGTCTACCAGACCGAAATCGAAGGAGTTGCACTAGAGCTGGTCGGTCAAAAGATTGACGCTTTCAATGCGGCTTCAGGTGGTACAATCGTACTAAATGCTGACGCATGGAAAGGCGACTATTCCAAACAGTCTTTCTATAATCAGTTAGTGAGCGCTCAAAGACGAGTTGATCGTTACGCGGCTAATGGTGCGCAAGCTACGACAGCGCTGACACAGGCTGAGGCGGTAGGCGTTAAAGTTGCTGGTGGTTTCGGGCCGATTTTGTTTGAGCCAGCTCAAATGTCATGGTTGCAGAAGAATCCAGACGAAGCGATTATGGTTATCGGTGAAGGTTTTGCTGATGCTTTGCTGCAAGATCAGTTGAACTCAGCAGTTGCAGCAGCAACGGCGGCGGTTGAAAATGTAGCAGCTTTGGTAAATGATGTGTCTGCCACAGCGGGCATTTCATACACTGCGCTAAATGGCTCTCACGCTAAATTCGGTGATCAGTCAGGCTTACTCGCTGCTGATATCATGCGCGGATCAACTTACCACAACCTCATCGACTTTAACCTTGCAAACTCAAATCAGCTATTTGAGGCTGGCAACGTTCAAGTTGTAAATATTCTAGGTAAAGTTGTTGTCGTTTCTGATATTCCAGCGCTTTATGCTGCTGGCACACCAAACAAAGACAAAGTTTTGTCTGTTACGGCTGGCGGTATTATCGTTGATAATTCAACTGATATTATCACTAACATGGAAACGACAAACGGCAAAGAGCGCATTGAAACAACATGGCAAGCGGATTACACGTTTGGCCTGAAGTTGAAGGGTTATGCCTGGGATATTACCAACGGCGGCAAATCTCCAACTGATGCGGAAATCGCAACAGGCTCAAACTGGGATAAAGTTGTCACGGATAACAAGCATACGCTTGGAACTCTGGCAATCGTTGATGCTGATGCGTAAGGCGGTGGTGTATGACTAAATATGTTATACACCCTGTTTCTGCTGAAGAGAAACGTGTATTTGGTTGTAAAATATTGGATGCGCGTTTTGCACCGGCGGGTGCAGAGATTTTTAGGGCAGATGGTACTAGCACCAAACCTAAAAAGACCACCAAGAAAGTCCCTAAATAGGGGCTTTCTTTTCACTCTACAAACTATCTAAAAGAGGGTGAATAAATGAGTAAATCAAGAAATATTCAAATTCAGCTCATAATATCAGAGCTTGGCGGCACTCCAACGGCGGGAGCAAGCAGAAATCAGCTTTTGATTGAATGGCTTGGAGCGTTAGTTGTATGAGCGATAATAGAAATGATCTGTTAGAAAAAATTCTTTCAGCAACACAGAATGCTGCCTCAGGCGGCTTATCCAATAGAGTAGTTGTTTCTCAAGCGTCTGATTTAGCTGGCACTCTAGATTCATCAAAAGAGTATTTCATAGATGGCTCAATAGATATGGGCGCGCAATCAATAGAAATACCCAGCGGCGGCCTCACACTTTCAGGGTATAGTTTTGATCTTTCTAAGCTATCATCAAGTTCAGCCGGATACGAGATGTTCACATCGCCTGTGGGTGGTTCAGGAAATCTAATATTAAAAGATCTTGATCTGAGCGTTACTGGTGCAGGCTCTAAGGTTTTCAACTTAACAGGTGTTGACACGTTTAGAGCTATAGAAATAGAGGCAATTAACTACACTAATTGTGTATCTCTGGGACAGATAACAGACTATAGACAAATGCTTGAAACTGGGACAGGGCGCTTTGGCGGAGCACCGGAATTGACATTCAGCGGGTCGTGGTCTGGTGTTAGAATAAGCACAAGCATCGTTCGAGTGATAAGTGATGTTTCTGCTTTATTTAAGGCAGGTGCAGGGCTTTCGTTTTCGGGACGTTTTGTCACAGGTATAAATTGTGACCTACCCACAAACGGCGCGTTACTTGACTTTTCAGATGCCAACTTTGCAAAAGATGAATCTTTAGAGATATCCGGCGCACGAATAACCAGAAACGGCGCTATAAATACGGCTGATGCGGGTATAACGCCAAATATCGCAGCTGATAACGTCAGATGCTTATGGTCATCAAATATCGGAATTCCGAACACTTATAAATATATAAAAAGCAATATCACAACGGAGCTTGAAACAACAGTCGCCTCAGTTGATACCTACTATCCGTTACTGGGTACATTTACTGTAGATATAAATAGCCATTTTGACATGCCGTCAAACGGTGAATTCAGATTATTGAGCGGCAACGGTTCTTATCAGATAACAGGTGATATTGTTATTGATGGAACACAGAACAATGTTCTTGATTTAAGGGTTACGAAATCAACAGATGGCGGTGTAACGTGGTCGGACGAAATAAATCATATTAGAAGACAAGTTAATTCGCTTGTAGGGGGTCGTGATGTTGCATTTTTCCCTTTAAATTTTATAACGACACTAAAGGAAAATGATCGCGTCAGGCTCGAAATAGAAAACAAAAGCTCTACCGCAAATGTTACAGCAGAGCTTGATTCTTTTGTTATTATATCGCAGGTTTAAAAATGGCTTTAATTGTTGAAGACGGTACACTTGTGGCGAATGCGAACACCTATGTTGACGATGCTGAATATACAGCTTATGCAGCCGCTAGAGGAAAAACTATTGGCACTAATACAGCGGAGCGAGAAAAAGAATTGATTCTCGCAATGGATTACATAGAGAGCTACCGCAAAGATTTTAAAGGCAGCAAGGTATCAAGCTCGCAAGCGTTGCAATGGCCGAGATCTGGCGTATATATTGATGGGTATTTAACAGGTTCAGATGAGATCCCAGAAGAGCTTAAAAGGGCGCAAATGGAAGCGGCTGTTTTAACTCGCTCGATGTCTTTGCTAGTATCTAAAAACACTCAAAATATCCAAAGTGAAACACTGGGGCCGATGTCTGTCAGTTACTTTCAAAACGGATCGTGGGAACAGGTTAGAACAGATACTATTGATGTATGGCTTAATGTGCTGCTTGATATTGCTAATAATGGCTTTAGCTTTGAGGTCAGCAGAGCATGAGCAATCGTTTTAAAGATTTGGCTAGCAAGCTGGTTCAAGAAACATTCGGCCAGTATGCTAAAAAATTATCAATTGTCACGGTAAACGGTAGCACTGAGAATGGCGAGGCGATAGATATAACTCATCGTTTTGTTGTCGATGGTTCAGAAGATACCGAACTGAAGCTGGTCACTAATGTCGATCAGTGGGTGAAAGATCCAACGGCGGGGAATATCGATTGTGTATTTGATCGCGTACCAGTCAAGATTCTGTCAGTCGATAAAGACGCGGCGCAGTCAGCGTATTTTATTACATGCAAAACCTATGATAGACAATCAATCAGCATTCAGACGCTTACTGCCACACCAGACGGTTCAGGGGGCTATACTGAAGCGTGGGCCGAGCATGTTGCTGCAGAGGCAGAAGTCACTTTCCTTGATGCAAGCGAGTCGATGAAAGCGGGCCGTATCGAGACAGGGCAGGGCGTTAAATTCTATTTTAGATATGCAGCGGGTATCACTGAAAAAATGCGCGTGCTATTCGATGGCGAATATCTGCCTATCCGCTCGATTAATAATATTAATGCGGCTAATCAGTGGATAGAGCTAATCTGCGAGCGTAAAAGGGCGAGCTAATGACTGATGACCTTGAGCGAATATTGAAGAAGCTGAATGATTTTTCGGTTGATACGAATAAGGCGCTTGATGATACAGTCAACTTGACAGCGCTTAAAGTTCAGCGTGATTCAGTTAGCGCTATTCGGGAACCGTCAAAAGGTAAGACTTACACAAGAAAATCTGTAAAACATACAGCATCCAAGCCAGGCGATGCGCCGAACAAAGATACAGGCCGATTAATTGGCTCAATTCGAACGGAGCATAAAAAAGGCTCTGCCGAGGCGCGAGTAGGTACTGATCTCGATTACGGCGCAATACTAGAGCTAGAAAAAGACAGGCCATGGCTAAAACCAGCGCTAGACGCAAATATTGATAACTTTGCTGAGAACCTGGAAAAAGTATTGGATGCTCAGATAAAAAAGGCGGGTAAATGAACGAGATTTATACAGCGATATTCAGCAAACTAAATACTGATCTAGTTGAACCAGTGTTAGGCCATGTACCAGAGAATTACGATACATTCCCTTTTGTCAAACTTCACCCGCTTGAGTTAAACGAAAACGACACAGACACAGAAACGGGTTTTTCTGCCACGTTCAATGTGAATTGCTATAGCCGGTATCGTGGCGCTAAAGAGGTTTCAGAGCTTCAGCAATCGGTTTATAATTCATTACATCGGGTAGCGCTAGGTGATACCGTTAGTTACGGCATATCGACTATTCAGCAATCATATAGTAATATTGTTCTCGACAGTGACGGCTTGACTCGCATAGGTTTACAGCGCTTCACTATAATTTTTGAATCACTACCATAGGTAACAAGTCATGAGTGTAGGAATTGGTATTGTAGGGCGTGATATTACGTTCACACTAGGCGGGTCGGCATTGGTCGGCGTTAATTCAAAGGGTTTCACTTTCAACAATGAAGCGCTAGACACCACAGACGATAACTCAAGCGGATGGCAAGAGCGATTAGCCACACCAGGCTTGAAGTCTGTTGAGTTCACGTTCTCAGGTATCGTTAAAAACCTTGAATTGATCGCGGCGTATGCGGGTACTAGCCAGATTTTCCCAGTTGTTGCAACGTATCCAGACGGCTCAACATGGTCAGGCGACTTCTTCATGGATAGTGTGAGTGCTACCGGCGAGAGTAACGGTTTAACCACGTTCGACGCTTCTTTTAGCTCGTCAGGTTCTCAAACATTCGTAGCGGGCGTTTAATAGCTGATGGCTATTAACAAGCGTATAGAATTAGCATGGCGCGGCGAAAGCTGCGCGGTGCTGGTGACTATGGAAGTGATTGAGCGCATTGAAGAGCGTTTGAATCTTGTCAGGCTGGCTAGTGATCTAGCGGCAGGCAATGTTAAGCTCAGTCATGTTGCGCGGCTAATCTCAGTGCTTTTGAAAGAAGGCGGCATTACTGCATCGGCTGATGATGTTTACGAAGGTATGTTTGAGGAAGGTACGCCAGAGGCTGCACAAACAGCAATCGTTTTAGCAGGTGAAATTCTGGGCGCTATCTTTCCAAGCCCTAAAAAAAAGTCTGGCACGTTGAGCAAGAAGCAAAAAGCAGCAAGCTAGGCAACGAATATCCATGGGCTGAGCTTTATCAGCTATTAGTAGCTGAGTTCGGTGTGGCGCCGTCTGAATATTGGCGCATGACACCTGCAGAAGTCGCGCTGATTATCGACTCGAAACGGCCTAAACATATCGGCGGTATTCATGAAGACGACTACGCAGATTTGCTACAGCGGCGGCAAGAAATGATAGAAAAAGGTATTAAGGTTCTATAATGGCAACTACTACTCTTGGCGTACTGAGCGTAAAAATCACAGCGGATTCGAGCGGATTAACAACTGGTGTAAAAAAGGCGCAAGAGCAGCTTAAGGGTGCTAGAAAATCCCTAAATGATAATGCAGCCTCATTCGCTAAGTGGGGTGCGGCAGGTGTTGCGGCGGCAGGATCGATTGGCGCTGCAATATTCAAAATGACTGCCGACAACGTGCGCGAGCTTAAAAACCTATCGTTTGCAGCCAATACCATCACAGAAGACTTTCAGCGCGGCGCATTCGCTGCAAAACAATTCGGCATTGAGCAGCAGAAATACGGTGACATTTTAAAGGATGTTAATGACCGTATAGGCGATTATGTCACAAATGGCGGCGGGCCAATGCTTGATTTCTTCGAGCAAGTTGCGCCAAAAGTCGGTATAACAGCTGATGCCTTCAGGGGGCTGTCTGGTCAGGATGCGCTTGGCTTGTTCGTCAAGTCGCTTGAGGATGCTAATCTATCTCAGGCTGAAATGACCTTTCACATGGAAGCAATGGCTTCAGACGCTACGCTATTGCTACCACTATTCAAAGACAATGCAGCGGCATTAAATGAGCTAACAGAGCAGGCAAAATCGCTTGGCGTGGGCCTCAGTTCGCTTGAAGTTACACAGATTGAGCAAGCCAATAAAGCACTGGACGCAGCTGGCGCGTCAATGGATGCGCTAGTGCAAGAGGCTGTTGCAGAGTTCGCCCCGGTGGTTACAGCTATTGCTGAATCATTTATGAATGCGTCAGGCGATGCTGAGGAAATGGGTAATACTATCCAGCTAATGTCTGACGTTGTTGTTAATTCAATCGGCTTTGTCATGGATGCCGTTGAGGGTGTTAATCGCACATTCAAGGTGCTAGGTAGAACGGTTGCGCTAGTTGTTTTGGGCATTCAAGAAGGTATGCTTAGAGCCGCTGATTTTATCGTCAATCGACCAGTTGAGGCGGTGAATGAGTTAATAGCGGCACTTAATACTCTTCCTTGGCATAACATCGATCCAG